TAGGTGCAACAAGATGAGCCCCTAATTGATAAAATTCACAAATTCCATCCTTGTTGTACTTTTTCCACTCGTCAAGACCACTTATTGTAACAACTTCTTCAACTTCCTCACCTTTATTATTTTTAACTCGTCTTTTTCCTGTTGGTTTGATTGAGTTAAAAATGCCAGTTTTATCAACTTTTCTAGTGATAGAATTGATATTTTTGCCATATTTTAACTGTATATCGTTTCTGATACGGCCTACGCCTTGATGGTTGTCATCGTTTTCATGATAGATATTGATAGAGAATTTCTTAATTGTACTGTCAGCATTTAACTGTGTATCAAATTCAATCTCTGCATCAAATCGTTTGGCTAGGCTTAATAGACGGGCTAGTTTGGTTTCTTGCCCCTCCCATTCCAGAGTACGCTTGTAATCTGAAATTTCATTGATGCCGATGGATAGGTGAGTATAGTTTAACAAGCCCATAGCCTCACAATATTCAGCAAAGCTCATAGCCTTTGTAGCCTTGTAAGGGTTGGTTATCTCATTGATAAGCTCAAGATTGAGGTTTTCGCAATAACATTTAATTGTCTGCTCATTTTCTTCAACCTGCATAACGTTGAAAATAAAGCTCTTGTCATGATATTTGAAAGATACCCACGCCCGTTCATTCAGATAAGAATAGGCTTTTTGGGTTGGAGTGTCTGACTTAATAGACTTTTTAAATACAGTGAATTCAAAAGTGGATGATCCTGTTTGTAAACTTCTAGTCCATGTATCGTTGTAAAAGTTAAGTGTGCTTTGCTTGCTGTTATCAACAAAAGCGACTTTTTGTAAGTTTGCATCATGAATTGTTAAAAGCATGATTAGAGCCACCTTTCTTCAAATTCGATTGTCACGGTTGGTTTTTTCTTTATAAAACTTGAAAAATAAATCTCAAGTTTAGATTCTCCAGGCCGTATAGATAGCCATTGTGAGCCGTCAACAACCTCTCCAGTTTTTGCGATGCCATCAATATAGACCGTATCATCTTCACTATTGATTACAGCCGTTGAGCCCATAGCGTAGCGGTTAGGAATATCTCTTGATACTTGCACAAAGTCCTTACGATACATCAATTCATCGAGATAGAGATGAGGGATGATTGGCTTTCCGTGAAAAGCGCCTATCGTGACATGGATTTTAGCTGACTTTTTGCCCCTGATTTCAGGGACGACAAAATTATAGTATGAACCGTTGTAGTAAACTTGGATTTTCTCATCATTTCGCTTAATTTCAAACTGTCCTCTTGATAATGTAAAAGGATTTCTATTGCTATCGCTAGATGAGTCAAAATCCAAAGTATTGAGAAAGTTATAATCTCCGTTATTATTAGTGGCAAAGACATTAAATCCACAATATAGACCGTTATATCTCTTGTAAGTTTCAACCCCATACAAAAACTGACCTGCTGTATCAGATACAGCCAGTTTGATAAAGCCACATTGTGCTATTGACTCAAGTTGATAGACTAATTTACAAAAAATGTAATCATTTAGAGAGCCTTTTTGACCTGTTGAGTCAGCTGGTATCTCCCATGATAAACCTGTTGAATAGCTTTTATTATATGTTCCGCTAAACTGTTCTCTTAATTTGACACGTTTCTTACTGCCTGTTGTAATTAGCTCCGATGTCCCAATTAAATTCTCTGAACCATTAGTCACTGAGCTATTTTTTACTGCTTGCGTCAACCCTTGAGCGATTTTGTCGCCTCGAAAGTCAAGCAAGACCTCAGAGCGCTTTACTGTTTCAGTATCAACCTCCTCACGGTTTCCCATCTCAAAAGCTGTATTACTATTGACAAGACCAATATAACCATTTTCATCATTATGCTTAACTCTGATAATTGGAAAGGCCTCAACCGTCCCATTGTTTACTAAGTCAAAAACCATTTTATCGGTTGTAGTTTGTGCATTTGAATCACTATTGAAATTCTTATAAGCTGTGCTATGGGCTACACCGTCTGGAACAACGAATTTTATAGAACCGGTTGACCTTCGACCGCTCGTTTCTTGCATTGAAATACTCTCAATCGGCATGGCCAGATAGTATTTGTCAGGCTCATCTGAAAATGTCAGCTCTTTAGGACTATCAACATTAAAAATACCCGCAAGCTTGTGCTTGAGGGTATTTCTGTCTTCGGACCAGATCGAAAAATCTACCTTGATATATTTTGCATCAATGGTTTGTTGCTGAATATTGACTCCGATTCTTGGTGCTTGGTCGATAGAGATAGAGCGATTGTTCCCGATATCTCGTTGGATGTCATGGATTTCAATAAGGTCTCGAAAATCAGTTTTATTGAAATGCATTGTCACTTCACTCATTCAAGTACTCCCTTCATTCTTAGTGTCATTCTTTCTCGCTCTTTCTGCTTCTTGGTTATAATATCCGTGACTATAGTGCTATCCATATAATTATTCGTGTCCTTGTTGAGGATAGCAGTAAGGATCTTTTCCATACTTGCCCTCAGAATTCTCATCTCAGCAACGACTTTTTCTGTATCCTGACCACTTTGAACACTAGTAGTTTGAATCGTGATATTGCGCTGTGCTTGTTCCATTTCTCGAAGGAATTTCGCATCACTCGGAATCCCGATACCTGAAGCATACTTAGGAACACCCATTTCATGCATCAGACGTCTGGTCTTATCTGCTCGCAACACCTTGGATCCTCTAGGGAGGGGAAGAAGGACATTTCTTCCTTCAGGAATGAAACTTCTGCCGTTTGGAAGAGTAACAAGCTCTTTATAATTACTATTTCTTTGGTCGTTGACGATAGCAAGACCGCCAGGGTGATAATTGGTTCCGTGGGCATGCTTGCTTGCAAAAATATTTGTAAAGAAGTTGCCCGTTACACTATTGATCCAGCTTCGAATCCCTGAAAGTACACCAGAAGCATTGTCTCGAGCGTTTATAGTAACAGTTTTGTCTTGGATACCATTGACACCACTTTTGACCTCGCTAACAGTACCAGAAGTGCTATTCTTAGCAAGGATATTCACTGGATCATATTGCTTGATAGCATTGATAGCACCGCTCGTCTCATTTCGCACAGAGGCCGTCTGGTCAGCAGCAAACAAATTGATAGGGGTTTCTTGTTTGGGTGAATTAACACTCAAAATTGCACTACCAACGGCAGCGCTCGTATTATCTACCGCATCCAAAGATTTCGTCTCAGCAGATGCAAAATTCCAAGCTGTAATCTTATCGATAGATAACTGACCGTTGTTCAAAACATTCGTAGGATCCGCCTTCAAATCTTTTGTAAATGGAGTCGTAGCATTCCAGGTTGTCAAAGTATCAGTAGAGCGAGCTACTGCTTTTTGGATACTCTCATCATTGGCCAGCAACTCCTTCTGTTTTGGTGTGAGCGATTCATAGTTAGATAGAGCCATTGAGGCTTCCTCTGCCTTATTCATGACATCGGCATTTTTCATAAGAAGTTCTTTAACTTTAGCTGGCATACTGTTCCATGTTTTAAGATGGATTTCACTATCAAAAATAGCTTGCAACCCAGCTTGGTTCTTGACAATTACTTGTTTCTCTTCGAGGGTCATGTCTTTCCATTTGCCAGATTCGACAAGAGCCTCGGCTATAGTCACACGGGCGTTTGAGTTGATATCCGCAGTTTTAGCAATAAACTGCAATTGTTCCCAACCTTCCGCAGATTTGGCAGCCTCTCCGATAACTTCCTTAACATTTGATTTAACTTGAAAATTCCCATTCTTATCAATGTTACCGACCAACAATGACCAGGCATCGTTAGCCTCTTTCACTTCCTTGCTCATTTCACTTGTGTAGTTGGCAAGGATACTATGCGAATTACCTACCTTTTGAGAGGCTTCCGCAGCTTTCTTCCCGATTTCTTCATAGGATAGGCCGTATTCTTCCAGAACTTTCTTGGCTTCTTCCCAATAGTTCCAACTTTGCCCGGTTCGAGCTTTCACCTTTGCATCGAGATTTTGCATGACCTGATAATACTTACTTCCCAGAGCTTCCATTGTTTGAGTGTGGTTTGCTTCTAGAGTTTGCAGTTTCTTGTTGTAAGTCTCCTGGTCAATAGCCTTTCCGTCTAGCAACTCTTTCAGCTCACTTTTTGAATTCTCGTAGAGTTTCTTCTCCTCATCAAGTGCTTGTTTTAAAACATCTTTAGTATGCTTCAATTGTGTTTCATTCAGGCTTCTGACATCGCCATTTAAAGCTTGTAAAGCAGCCTTCTGCTGATCAGCTGACAAACTCATCATTGAGAGTTTGGTCTTAATCATCTCATTCTGATTGTTCAGGATGATTTCTTTCTCTTCTTGAGAGAATTTGCTCGCATCTCCGTTATGGCGTTGATAAATCTCATTGATTTGATTCATCATAGCCTCAGTGTTAGAGACGACCTGACCATTTCTTTCCTTGGCTTTGGCAATATCGTCCTCACTAAGGCCCCACTTGGCGCCCAACTCTTCCATTCGTTTGTTGGTCTTATCGGCAGCAGTAGCTATTTCTTCATAAAGTTTTTTAAAGGCTCCAGAGACCTTGTCGGCATCTCCAGCATGAATACCGAAGTTTGCGACAGCCGTACTGGTTTCATCAACAGTTTTTTGAAAACTTCGCAATTCTCCACGAGCGGTATCGCTCAACTGAGAACCAAACTCTTCAGTCTTGATGCGAGCCTTGTCTTTCTCGTTTCCAAGATAAACAAGTGCGGCAGTAGTAAGACCGAGACCTCCGACTATTAAACCTAGAGGATTCGCAAGCGTCCCCATTGATGTTGTTAGAAGTCCCGTTGAAGTTGAAGCTGATGCAGTCGCATTCCCAAGCGCAACTGCTCCACCAGATGCCAATTTAAAGGCAGATGATAGATTCCCGGTTGTTCTAAAAGCTTGGAAAGTCTTGAGCATTAAATTCATGCCACCGACCGCTTTACCAGTCCCTTTAGTAAGCCAGCCAATTCCTTTTGTCAAGCCTCCTACGATTCCAATACCTTTTCCAAAAAGTGTTAACGCTGGACCAGCTCCTGCGGTTAACGCTGCCCATTTTAGAACATTTCTTTGCTCCTCTTCAGACATAGAACTGAAATGTTTAGCCATTTCAGCTAGCATGTCAATCCAAGGTTTCCCAGCTTTTAGACCGTCACGGAGAGCCTTTAGAAGTGGCCCACCAAACTCGATAGCCAAGTCAGATACCTGGTTCTTGAACATCTTCAATTGTGATTCTGTGGTTTCATATCGTTTATTGGCTTCATTGGTCAGAGCAGTATTCTCTTTCCAAGCCTTATTTGAACGATCAACAGCATCACCCATTTTATCAGATGCTAGAGCCAAGGATTTCAACATGTTACTTTGTCGAATACCCGTCATCCCAAGTTGTGCCAAGATAGCGTTCATGTTCACGCCTTTTTCTTGTGCTTCTTTGAGTCCTTTGATAAAGGATTGCAAGGCAACGACCGGTTTCTCTTTCCAAGCCTGTTGGAATTCCTCTGATGTCATTCCAGCAGTTTTGGCAATGAGATTCAAGTCATCTGCTGCGCCCTTACCTGTCAATGAAACAGCATTACCTATAGCCGTCAAAGTTTGAGTCATAGCGGTACCACCAGCCTCAGCCTCAATACCAACCGAACTCATCGCAGTAGCAAGACCAAGGATATCTGGAGCAGTTAGTCCAGCTAGCTTACCACCAGCCGCCAAACGGTTTGTCATCTCAACGATGTCGCGCTCAGTTGTTGCAAAGTTGTTACCTAAGTCAACAACAGATGCTCCAAACCGTCCATATTCGTCCGATGTCAGTCCGAGGATATTCGCAATCTTGGCAATGGCTGTCGCAGCTTCTTCTGCGCTCAAGTTAGTTGATTCTCCCATGTCAATCATGGTTCGAGAGAAGGTAAGGATATCCTCTGCTTTGATACCTAACTGACCAGCAACTTCTGCTACATTTGCGATTTCCACCGCACTAGCTGGCAATTCTTTAGCCATCTGACGAATGCCATCAGATAGGTTCTTGTAGGATACGGTTGCAGTCTCATCTACTGTCTTCTTCACACCTGCAAAAGCAGATTCATAGTCAACAGCTGCTTTCGTGACCATACCAACACTAGCAACCAAAGGAAGAGTCAAACCAGTAGTTAGTTTTCCTCCTAGGCTTGAAACACTATCACCAAAAGTCTTGATTTTATCGCCACTTTTGA